CCTCCACCATTTGTTAGTGTTGCTGTATTACCAGAAAAACTTGAAATTGTATCTACTAAATCAACTGTTATATTTTTTGATGAAACTGTTTTTGGAACGGCGGGTTGTACTCTAACTGATGTTGCACTTACAACTTGTACTATTTCTCCTATATAATGACAACCATCTACTCCTGCTCCTTCAATACTAACATATTGAGGTAGTGCTTTAGAGCTTCTTATATCATCAGAAGTAAAAAAACTAGAGGAGGTTGAAACTACAGTAGAACCTTGAGTTGTACTTGCTATACCTGAGCCTGATTTTTTTGCTCCTTCTATTAGAATACTAAATGTTCCTTCATTAATATCCCTGTTAGTAAACATATTACTAGTATTATCAGTAACAACGCCTGTGCTATGATTATAAGAAACACTTCTTGATGTTGTAGCACTAAAAGATGAATTTATACTATTTTCTACTATAGGAACACCATTTAGCATAATAGAGGAAGGACCATTAACTAATCCCTCTATTGGTCCCTCTGATAATGCATCATAAACTACAGCTGTTTGTTTTTCTGAGTCTCTTATAGTAAGAAATCTTTGCTGTTGTGCATCACCAGCGCCGCCTGAATTTTTTCCTTTTCTTGCCATTATGGTGTTGGTCCTACTATGCCTATTATTGAGTCAAATCCTGAATCATCTCTTGATTCTGAACGATTGTCTGCTCCATCATTGCCATCATCTGTTGCATTAAAACAATATCTTCCCCACCCATCATTTGAGTTTGGTGGGATAGCACCATTTTTACCTGCAAAAGTATATCCCACAGGTTTTGTAATATTATTTGTAAATCCAAAATTCATTGGAGTTCCTCCTATTTCTAATTGTCCATAGCAAAGAGGGACAGGAATACCTTGCTTTATAACATTTGATGGCCCATCAAATAAGTAACCTTCTTCGGTTTCAGTAGGAGGTTTCGGTGCAAAATATTCAGATATGGCAGAACTTGTTAAAAATCCACCAACTGTTAAAGCAGCTGCCGAAGCTATATATAATCCAAAAGCTTGTGCTCCAGTAGCTGCACCTGCTAAACTTCCTAACCACAGACCAGTAGCAACCAAAGCTATTCCTATTATTAATTTTCCAAATTTACCAATAGAACCTGCAGGCACAGGAGTTATAATAATATCGTCTTTTCCTAAATCCATCTGAAGATTTTCATAATCTAAAAAGTCTTCCCCTCGTTGTACTGTAAATTTTATGCCTCGTTCCGTGCAGTCTACTAAATATTTTGTTAATTTATTATCTCGTTGTACATCAATACCTTTCATGCCCTCTCTAATTGTAGCCGCATTTAGTTTCCACTCTTTTCCAAAGAGTTCTCCCATTTTTCCATTTAAATAAAAAGTTCTTGTCATTTTGGCTCCAATATATAATATTCTTTTTGAGGATAACTTACTATTAAGTATGGTATTAATAGCTCATTACAATTAGCGATATCATAACCGCTGGGTTTACAATTTTTTTGGTTATAGTGACTATGGACTACATATAAAATTTTAGAAATCAATTGATATTTAACGAAAGTTTTTCCGTCAATTTCAAAGTCATCTTTATCTTCAGAAATATTTTCACACAAAATCCATTTTTTCTTGTCATTTTGCTGTATTATGAGTCCACACATTTCCCTTGGAGCAGCATTTTTAGCCGCCTCAAATATGTCTGGTAAAAACTTAGTTAAAACTTCTTGCACCCGGAAAACCTCCAAAAGGTAAAACAACTTTAGTATCTGTATCACATTTACCTGTTGATGTTGAAGTTCCAACAGATTGAGGATTAAATCCGTATCTCATTTTACAGCCTGTTAAAGTTTTGCTGCACATATCTGCAAGTTCCCAGTAAATCCCAAAGTCAGGGGTTTGATTCAAACTTGTTTTTTTAGCTTTCCATAGCCGAGTAACTCCTCCGCTAGTATGTTTTACATAGTCATTAAAATTATCTGATGTATAGGCAAAGAAAGTAGTAGAACTATCCCAAGTAGACCACACTCTTACTCTTTTTACATTTGAGTTAGAGTCACTAAGAGTTCCTGGACTACTTGTTGTACTTCTAGCTTGCCAATAATTATTAACTGTGGAACTATCTGCAGAAGTATCTATTGCTCCTGATTTTTGTAGTCTTCTAACTCCAGAACTTGTGCCTAAAGTTGTTGTTGTTTTATAATAGCTATTTTTTGTTATACTTCCTACTGAAGTGCTAAAAGTAACTGTTCCAGTTTCTCCTGTATTTGGAACAATATACTCATCATCAATATTAACTAAAGCTATATACTCTACTGTTCCATCAAGCCCTGAAGTTTGTGGTTTAAAACTTGGTTTATATTTACTTTCTGTATGCCAAGTACAACCACCATTTTTCTCGTATTCATTACTTATATCTACTGCAGCTCCTTGATATATCCATGGACAAGCATTTGCAACAACTTGTCGTGCTGGTAAGGTAACTCCTTGTAAATCAAAAGGTGCAGCTAGTTCAAATTCTATTATTTCTTTTGTTGTTTGTTTTATTCTATCTATAAGAAAAACTTGTTTTACAAATTCTACAGGAGGGGTTGCGTCTCCGCTTTCTCCTACTAAGTATTTTTGTAATGTTGTTCTTCGTGTTATTTTTGTTCCAAGTAAATCATCATATTCACCTACTGCGTTTCCAAAAACTGAAAGAGCATTTGCAAAAGCTATTGTAGGTCTTGTTACTGGTCCGCTTGGATCAAGTCCAAATCCTGAAGCTTTTACAGGTAAAGCAACGTATGTGTTTATAGTGCCGTCTTCTTGTCTAAATTGAACAGTTGATAAATCTTCTTCTACTCCAGCATGAAAATATACAGTACTAGAACTAGATAATTCTAGTTCAAAAAGCTGAAGAATAGCTGAACCAGGGGCTTGTTTTTGAAAATCTTTATTAAGTAATTTTTCTGTCATGACTCATAGACTCTTCTAAATGTTGCTGTTGCATTATAAAAATTATCTTTAAAGTATACTTTATTCCATGTTTCACATACAACCTTAATGGTTACTTCGTTTCCACTTTCATTTGTATCAGGTATAGTAAAATCAAAAGCAGTAACTCCTGCTTTGCTATCAAAGAAGGCTATTATATCATCTATATCTGCTACAGGTCTATTTGTAAAGGCTATACTAAATTCTTCTGCTAAATTATTTATTCCTCTTGCTATTCTTTGTTCGTAACCATCTCCAAACTCTACTGTAAAAGTTCTTGGAGTAGTTTTCTTTGCTAATCCTCTATCGGGGATTCTTCTTGTACTTGTTAAATCTGTAAATCCTAATGCCATTTTATCCTCCGCTCAACATACCACCTGGTCTTTGTTGATTTGCTATCTCATTTATAACAGCTGCTTGTATACTTCTTCCCATACCTGTTGCTTGCTCTTCTGTCATTTCTGTAGTGCCATCACTATTTACTGTAACATTTACAACTGAATTTGTCATTCCTCCAGGGGCACCGTCTTTAAATACAACAGGTATTGCATTTTGTCCTTGTCCTAGAGGTATTACGGCTTCTCTTCCATGTAATACTGCTGTATATCCTGCATTTGGTCCGTCTGCTATACCTCCAGGCATATAACCCATTCTTGCTGAAAATTTAGGTTTCATTATTCCACCGTATCTTCCATACGCTTGACCTTGTGGTAGGGGAGTAGGTTCTCCTGCCATTGTTGTATCGCCTCTTCCTCCTCCTGCAAAACCTGTAATAAGATTACTACCAAAAGCTGCTAATATATTTGCTGCTGCTTCAGCTGCTGCTATTTCTACTAATTTTTCTAAAACTACTTTTGCGAATTGTTTAAAGGCCTCTGAAGCTTTCATTGTGCCATCTATAATGCTTTGGAACATATTTCCTAATTGTTGAGCCATTGTATCATTTAATTTACCCATAACTGAATTTGCTCTTGTAGCTTCGTCTTCTTGTGCTTGTAAAACCATTAATTGGTCTTCTAAGTTTCTTAGTTTCTTTTCTGCTTGAACATTTCCTAACTCATTTGCTGCATTAAGTCTTTGAACCTCTTGTCTAATTTCTATCTCTTTTTTCTGTCTTTTATTTGTTAATTGTTCAATTTTTAAATTTCTTTTCACTCTATCTGCAAGCGGGTCTTTTCT